AGAAATATTATGAGCAACTAAAAAAGAAATTGATATTGCAGATTACGGGAGAGCAAGTAACTGCCGTAAATGCCGCAGTGGGTATGAACAAGTTACTACAAATATCTGCTGGTGCAGTATATACAGATGACGGTGCCACATTAGAGTTTGATATAAAGCATAGATATAAAGTGTTGAAAGAGGTCATTGACGAGTCAAGTCAAAAGGTTCTTGTGTTTGTCCCGTTCAAACATGCAATAAATATTGTGACGGATAGGCTACGAAAAGACGGTATTTCTACAGAGATAATACAGGGAAGTGTGAGTGCATCGGCACGTACAAACATATTCAAACAGTTTCAGGAAGCATCGAGCCCACGAGTTTTGGTAATACAGCCAGCCTCTGCGGCACACGGTGTCACGTTAACAGCCGCTAATACAGTAGTGTGGTGGTCCCCAGTCAGTTCGTTAGAGACTTATGCTCAAGCTAACGCACGTGTACACAGGTCTGGACAAAAGCATAAATGCACGGTTGTGCAGCTACAAGGTTCTGACGCAGAAAAACACGTTTACAGACTGTTAGATAACAGAATAGACATACACACAAAAATTACTGATCTTTACAAAGAAATACTTGACTAAGTAATACATAGTCACTATATATAATGTATCAGTATCATAAGGGAGAATAATATGACTGAAGACGACAAAGTGTCGGTAGATAAACTGACTGGGACGTTTATAAAAATAAGAAACGCACGTGCTGTTTTATCTGCTGAGTTTAAAGAGAAGGATGCCATTCTTGTTGCACAACAAGATACGCTCCGACAAGCACTACTCGATTATTGCACAGAGCAAAACGTTGAGAGTGCAAGGACTTCTGAGGGATCGTTTTTTAGAACGACTAAGACAAAGTTTTGGACAAGTGATTGGGAATCCATGTACGAATTTATCATGGAGAATAAAGTTCCTGAGTTTTTTGACAAACGTCTTAATCAAACTAACATAAAACAGTTCCTCGAAGATAACCCCGATCTGATGCCCAAAGGGTTGAATCAAGATACGGAATATTCAATAGTAGTGAGGAAGAAATAATGACTGGAAAATACGTACCAATCGAAGATGTGGCGAAACACTTCTCTGTTTCCATATCAACAATCCGTGCATGGGTTCGTCAACAAGACATACCACAAGACACTTACATAAAAGTAGGTAGTACTTATAGGTTTTGTATTGATGATGTAGCGGATGCACTAACTAAAGCAGAGAAGAAAAAAGAGGAGCCCGTGCTTATGGAAGCAGGTGCTATTAACTTTGACGATGACATATAAGGGAGATTTAGAATGTCAAATAACTTAACTATGAATTTTAAGATTGATAATGTGGAGGCTATGTGGCCTCGAATAAACCGTACATATAAGTACGATAGCACGGAACAAAGATCAGTTCCTTGTAATCCGACCGATGAAGGCTCTGCATATACATTGCAGTTTCGTATGTCCGAGGAACAAGCAAAGGCATTATATAAGCAAATGAAATTAGCTTATGAGTCAAAGAAAGAAGCAAATTGGCCTGAGAAGTTTGTTATGCCTTTTAAGAAAGAAGAAGACGGTACATATACGCATAAGGCTAAATTAAAAGGTGCTTATGGTAATGAAGCTACGAGAAAACCTGCACACTACGATGCGAAAGGCGTTAAGTTACCTGATGACTTTATGTTAACTAATGGTAGCCTCGTTAACGTTGCTGTAGTTTGTGTCCCGTACAATATGCGTGATAACGGTGTGTCATTAAGATTAAGAGCAGTGCAAGTTGTGGATTTAAAACCTATGAAGGAAGACAATCCATTTACTGCCGTTGACGGGTTTGAAGCTAAAGAAGCTGATGAGAATCCGTTTGAAGACGACGCACCTATAGAAGAGCCTAAAAAGGTAGCTACCAAACCTGCACCCGAACCTAAAAAAGGTGCAGATAACTTGGCGTCTTTAGTCGATAACTGGGATGACGACTAACACTAGAACCTTACCACGACTAGGATAATTTCCGAAAAAGGTGTGTACCGACACCTCTGTCGTGGTGACTCTCGGTTTTGGTGGATAATATGGAAACAGATATATTTTTAAAAAGTGTGCTTGCAAACGGTGGTCTGTATGGTTTGTTAGCACTACGTTCTAGTGATAATGGTAGAATACAGAAGTTTTACCCTACAATAGAACATTTAATTAATGGAGCCGTTGCCTTTGATGAGAAGGGTTACGATTCTTACTTTGGCTTGGCTACATATGATAAAGACGGGTCTAGAAAAGCAGACAATGTGAAAGAACTTAAATCATTCTTTCTTGATCTAGATTGTGGGCCGAGCAAAGATTATGCCAATCAGCCTGACGCACTTGATGCGTTGCGTAAGTTTTGCGACATATTAAAATTACCTAATCCCTTAAAGATTAATTCGGGTAGAGGTGTACATGTATATTGGGTATTAACGGAAAGCGTAGGCGCAGAGAATTGGTTACCGATTGCTACCCGCCTTAAAGGTCTCTGTGCAAAGCATAACTTATTAGCAGATGTTGCCGTGACGGCTGACGTATGTCGTGTACTTCGAGTGCCTACAACGCACAATCACAAGACAGATCCCCCTACAGAGGTAACTTTTTTTGGCCTTGATGCCCCTCCATTAGTAGACTTTGATGAGTTTGCCGAACTGCTTGGTGATGATCCGATAGATATACCTAGGAGATATGTACCTAGCGAGGATAATTTTCCAAGTGATAGAGAAAATGTGTTTGCAGATATCATTACAAAAACTAAAGCAAAAAAAGGCTGTGCTCAAATAAAGAATATAATTAAGAACCAGCAGGATATAAGTGAGCCACTATGGAGAGCAGGCTTGTCTATTGCTAAGTATTGTATAGACGGAGATGAAGCCACTCATATTATGTCCAGGCATCACTCAGACTACACACAAGAAGACACTAACAGAAAAGTGGAGGCTATAAAAGGTCCGTACTTGTGCAATACATTTGATGATTATAGCCCTAATATATGTAAAGATTGTATTCATTGGGGTAAGATAAAGTCTCCTATATTATTAGGACAAAGAATGAAAGAGGCAACGGAGAAGGATAACGTGGTAGAGGCACCTGCGGTTAACCTCCCTAATTCTCCGAATAGTATATACACTATACCTCCTTATCCTAAACCATATTTTAGAGGTGTTAATGGAGGTGTGTATATAAGGACTCGAAATGCAGAGGGTGATCCCGATGAAAAGGCTATTTATCATAACGACCTATATGTTGTTAGAAGGCTACGGGACGCAGAGGTCGGTGAGGCAGTTGTGATGAGACTACATTTGCCTAGAGATGGGGTAAGAGAATTTACTTTGCCTTTAACTGCTGTTACGTCAAGAGATGATTTTCGTAAACAAATGTCTATGCAAGGCGTAGCTGTTACAAAGATGGATGAGATTATGCAATATACAACAACATGGGTAAATGAATTACAAGCTAACAGTGTAGCAGATCAAGCACACAGACAGTTCGGTTGGGTAGATGATGAGGGTAGTTCGTTTGTTCTTGGTAATCAAACAATATACAAAGACAGAGTAGAGTTTAATCCTCCATCTACGCAGACGGCAGGTTTATTTTCTACATTTAATTCAAGTGGTACATTTGAAGAATGGAAAGAAATGATGGCGTTCTACAATCGTGATGGGTTTGAGATGGAACAATTTGTGGTGGGTGTCTCTTTTGGTTCTATCTTGATGCACTTCTCGCCAATAAATGCCGCTGGATTGCATTTGCATGGTGAAACGGGCGTGGGTAAGACCACTGCGGCTCAGACAGGGTTGACTCTGTGGGGTAATCCTGAAGAACTTATGACAAATGAAAGAGATACTCTTAACGCTAGAATGAATAGAGGAGAGGTTTATCATAACTTACCATTAGTCATGGATGAACTCACCAACACCAGTGGCAGAGATTTAAGTGTTCTTACATATCAACTTACGGGTGGTAGGCAACGTGGACGTATGTCTAGTGGAAGCAATACCGAAAGGTTTCGTGGCGATCCGTGGAGTCTATTATCAATAACTACAGCTAACGCCAGCATAGTAGAACGGATTAGCATGGTTAAATCTATGCCCAAGGCAGAAGCACAACGTATTCTAGAGTGTCGTGTTAAAAAACAAACGTTTAGCACCGCAAAAGAAACTCATGAATACAGAAATGATATGTTGAAAACTTACGGTCATGCAGGGGTAAAGTATGTGCAATACATAATGCAAGATATAGAAGGTGTAAAAAAACTATTAACCTCGGTGCAGGAAAAGATAGACATAAAAGCAAACTTAAAAGCTGAAAATAGATTTTGGTCTACATTTGTGGCCGCCACGGTAACGGGTCTTATACTTGCGAAGCAGGCAGGGCTTGTTGAATATGAACCCAAAAAAGCGTTTAAGTGGGGTATATGGCTAATAAATCAAAATAAACGTCATGTAGATGATATGAGTGTTAGCGTATCAGAGATACTTAATGACTATATTAACGAGCATTATGGTAATATTTTATGGATAAAAAGCACTGATGATCTACGCAAGCAAGACTCAGATGTAGATTCAATAGTTATTCCCGAAGTAGTGCCAAGAGGTAAATTAGTTGCCCGTTACGAAACAGATTTAAAACGTGCATACTTAGTACCAAAACCACTCAAGATATGGTGTGGTGAACAGCAGATAAATTACAGTTCATTTATGAATGATTTAAATACAAAACTAGGAGCACGTAAGACTAAAATGCGGTTAAGTAAAGGCACACACATGAACCTGCCTCCGACAGATGTTATTATAGTAGATTGTTCTGTAGAGAAATTAAATGGCAGTACTGAAGAAGTATGATCTTAACCCTGACGGGGTTCGTATAATAGTTAAGTGGGATGCCATGGTAGCAGGTTCCTCTGTGTTCATCCTGTCAGTCAACACTCAGGAAGCACTAAGCCAAATTAAAAAAGTGATGAACGATAAAGGCTGGAAATATCAAATGCAGATACGTGTAGAGGATGAAAAGCTAGGCGTCAGAGTATGGCGACTTAGTTAGGTTTTTTAAGTTGATTTTCTAAACTTCCCCAAATGGTAAGAGGTTGATCCCACCCATCAAGGTCTTTATTTAAATCACTTCTTTGTTTCTTATCTAAAGCCACACCATCTATCTCAACCTGCTGACTTGTTTCTAGTCTTACGTACATAGACTTTGCTAGATCACCTGCTGTAATAAACAATTTAGGATGCTTGTTATTAAATTTCTTAATCTCATCACTTATTTCATTTTGCAAATCATCATCACCTTGTTTGTAAGCTATGTAATACTTACTTAAAAGCCTACTTCTTCTTTTGTTTATAGCTACTTCTTTAGTTTTCTTTGCATTAGCTTGCTCCATTCTCTTTACGTAACCTACGGGAGCAAACCCAAAAAACTGACCTATGTTTTCTTTGGTACTAGTATCATATATTAAATCATAATTTTTGTTTCTTATGTCTTCTCTCGGATATTTAATTAATCCTTTATAAGCATTTTTAAATGCAGCAGGCATCATAGCTAATATACCTTTTTCAAATTCACTTTCTCCAAATAATTTTATACCTCTAAATATGTTATTTGTAACGCCTACAACAGGACCTCCTATTAAGTCTGCTATCCGTTGATAAAGAGGATCGTCTTTATTATCAATCAACTGATCTCTAAACACAAAATCAGATAAACCAACACGACTGGAAAAGTCTACTCCAAGAAAGAAATTTAAAATACCGTCTCTAGGTAGAGCATGTAATTGATTTCTTAACATAGTTTTAAAATCTTCTTCATCTTCATCGGTCATAAACAAATCAAAAATATCTGCAAATGTACTTAAAAATGGAAGCCCCATAACACCTGCGAAGGTAGCAAACGATATGCCAGTATACACTAACTGAGTTCTAGCAATCTTTCTGTTTTTTATTAATTGTTCTCCAGCTTTCTCTTCTGTTATATCTAATTTCTTAGCGAGTTCTTTTCTGTTTTTAGTGCTGTCACGTACAAAAGTTCTATCCATTATTGTGTGTAAGTATAAAAATTGAGTAACTCCAAAACGTTTAAACAAAAATGCTATTTTAATAAGGCCCGTCTTAGTATCTCTACCTTGTGCAAGAGGAGGTGCACCTGTTGCTATAGCTCCACCATTGGATAATTCATTAAAAAATATAGCCTCATTAAATGCTTGAAGTTTTAATGATTTTTCTAGTTGTTTAGGTATTACTACGTCTTCTATGTTTTTCCCTTCTTCAGCTAAACCATTTTCTTTCTTTAATCTTTGTAATTCTAAGTAATAGGTAGATGCAAGTGTTGCTTGTCTAACAAATCTTTCTGAATGATGAAATATATAACCAGCAACTTGTTGTCCTTTAGTAGTTACATCATCTGATAAGTAGTTTAAATCTAGTTGTTCTTGAGCTATAGATTTTTGTAGTTGACCATGCTCCCCTGCTAACTGGGCAAGCACATCAAATTCTTTAATTTTATTAGCTAAATTTGGATCATCAAAATCATAATTGTCTATACTTCTACCTGCATATCCTTGATCTGTCATTGCAACATCATTAACAGCATCAGGCCCATAAACCTCAGATATTTTTTTTCTACCGCTTTTCATAAATAATTTTATAGCAAAACTTATCGAATTAAATGTTTCTTTGTGCCCATATTTAGCAGATAGATAAGGATAAGTATTTAAAGCTAACTGCCCAGTATTCATAGTTGCAGAAGATACGTTAGCCCCTAATGTATATAGAAACCCAAAAGCAGTTCCAATTCTAGCAAAACTTTGCACATTTTCATTTGCAATAAAATCAGAATACTTTTTTAGTTGATCTTGAAAGAAACGTGCTTTTACATCATTAGGATGTTTAGTTTTTACGTGCTCATCTATTTCTTTATTAAGTTTCGTTATTTCAGTAGCGTATTCCATTTGAGCTATTTGTCTTGCTAGGCTAGAAGCTTTTATTCTATAAGCTCTAAATATATCAACGCTCGGTCTAGCCTCATTTAGTCTAGGTACTATGTCACCATCAAAGCCTCGAACCTTCTTACGTTTAAGAAATCCTTTTGCAAAAAAAGACTCTGGCAACAAGTCTATATACATATTCATTATTGATTCTTCTACGTCTTTTCCTACATTGTTTTGTTGTAATATTTCTAACACATCATTTATAAAACTGCCTCTAGGTGCATCTTTATAATTTTTAGGTTTTGCTGGTTCTGTTTCCTGCATGTCGTTCATAGTTTGTATGGCTTCTTCTTTAGACATACCACCTGCAACAGCCTTGGCAATCTCATCTGCAAACTCTATTTCTGTGTAAGCGTTTATGTCAGCCATAACTTTTGTTCTGGTGGCAGAATCTTCAAATGTCTCAACAAACCTTTCAAAATTGCCCGTAACAGGGTCGTTAGCATTATATATTAGCCAAAAACCACCTTTACGTGTTAGGGGTGCATAGGGATCAATGGCCCCTGACTTAAACATACGCTCAAATACGTTATTAACTACTTTAGTTTTTGCTTCTGGAGACAGATTTGCAGTGTCTACTTTAGACATTATTGCAGATTTTAAATTATCATAAATACCTTTAAACATTGTAATAGTAGTTCTATAATGCTTTTGTCCTTCAGAATCCAAACTTCTATAATCATCACGTAGTCTTAGATAAGCATCTAATTGTTCTGGATTTGTGTATTGTTTTTTAGCTTCTGCCAAGGACAAGAAAGGTTTTACTTCTGCAATAGTACTAGAAAGTATAAGACTGCTGAGTTTTCTGTAGTTACCATTTTTAATATTGCTTTTTGCCCATTTAACCATTGGCTGTATTGTATTTTCTATTTTATTATTTATAGCTTGTATTTTACCTGCTCTTTTATTAGATAGTTCATATACTTTCTTTGCCATAGGTATATAGCTTTGCACTGCCTTTGAATTTACAAAGTTAAACAACGGCATAAAACCGTAAAATATTTCTTTACTCCATAATTTAAAATTCTTAGCAGTCATACCACTTATGGCTCTATCTAACGCCTCATAACCTGCTTTTGGGGCAGACTTTATTTTAGCACTTATAGACTTTGTTAAATTGTTATTGTCCATAAAATACTTATCTGCATTCCTAGATTCTGGAGACGGAGATAATATTCCTTCCACTAAACGATCAGTTGCGTTAAGTGCTGTGTCTACAGTCTTAGTTTGCATAGAAAGTAAACGCCTAATAATATTAAGTAATACATTATTAAATCGTTCTAAATAATTTGACCCTCCAGTTTTAGGATTCATCTGTGCTAGTCTTTGCCTAAATGCAGGGTTAGATCTTGCCTCTGCTACGAACTCATCTAAGTTTCTTGCTCCATACACAGTGCCTAAGTTATCCTTAACGGCTTCAAATATTGTGTTAAGTTGTTTTGTAGAGGTACTATTCGGGTTAGCTAACTCAGCGGCTGTTAGTGCGTGTGTCATTTCGTGTAGTATAGTATGTGAGTTGAAACCAGTTTCTCTATCTAATGTTATCGTATTGGTCTTAGGATCAAAAGACCCTGATACGGTTTTACCCTCTTCATTAACTACAAAGTCAGCAAACTTAACCTTTGTGTTCCCTACTAGTTTAGAATAACCTAAAGCTATTTTAGACAGACGACTGTTCTGTACATTAGCACTGAGTGCAATCAATGCTTCTTTTAAATTACCTTGTTCTAACAAGTTACGTATCACAGGATGTACTGGTTTGTCTAATTCACTTAACGCAGTTGTCTCCATCCAATAATAACTTATTTGTCTGAAACGTTCTTCTCTAACAGTCGGTACAGTTTCGTATTTTTTCTTCGCTTCTTCTACAGTTATGCCTTGCATCGAGGCTAAATCTTCTACAGTAGCAGGTGCTCCAAGAGCTCCATCAGGACCTAATATTTTTCCTTCTTTTACAATGGTTGTTGTAGGTAACTTTGCTTTCTTAACTACGCCTGACACGATGTAATTATCAATAGAAGGTTTCTCTATAGTATCGGTAAGGCTTTCTTTTGCATTAACTTTACTAAGTTCGTATGTTTCCCGTTCAATTAATTGTTTTAAAAAGTTTAAAGACTTAGATTGTTTAACAGAATCTACTTCTCCTTTTTTAGTTTTTATATCAACTTTAGAAATGCCAAAATTAGTTTCTAACCATTTTATTGCAAGTTCGGCATTTTCTCGCCCTGTTTTATAAAAATACAGCCTACTAGCTCTAGATTCTCCTGTGGTAGAAGTATAGGTTTTATCAGAAAACACCAAATCATAAGCAAGAACAGGCAATACGTCTTTGGGAGCCTCGTGCTTACTAAAATAAATATACGCAGCTGCTCGTCCTGTTGGATCTCTTTTAGGTTCTTTTAATAAATAACTTTTAGGAGGATTATTAACTAAATTATAAATTTTTAATACTTCAGCATCAGTAAATTTTATATCTATATCGTCGCTTTTAAATGGCTGTGTATAGTTTTTAAGATCGTCAGCTTCTTGTCTTGTTTTAGATGGCTTTTCCTCTGTACCTGTAAACTTGTCTAGAGCCACAAAGGTAGCAGCCTCATCACGATCAACAGCTATTTTTTGCTCGGCTTTTTCTTCTAATGTAAAAGCACCTTTTTTAGTTGTCTTCTTAGTTAGTTTATTAACTTTTATTACACTATCTGCTACATCATCTAATGTTTTCTTGCCCTCTTTCTTCTCTGCTTCTCTCTTTTTTCTTTGAGTTTCTGCAGACTTCAAAGATTGTTCTTGTTGCTTAGACACATCTTCAAGTGCTTTTTTTACTGTGCCTTTGTCTATTTTTTGAGGTTCTTCTTGTTTTATCTTTTCTTTTAATAACTCTTCTTTTGTTTTAGTTTCTTTCTTTGCACGCTTTATTTTAGGACCTTTGCCGAGTTTTCTACCTATAGCGGCTACTGCGTCGCTCCTGGTGCTTTTAGGTTTAGTAACACGTGTTGACTTCTTTTCAGGTGTTACATCAGTTGTAACTTTATCCACAGGCTTCTTAGGGGTAACTCCAGTCTCTCTGTCCTTAACAAAAGATTCCATCTCATTTAGTTTGTTAGTTATCTGAAGTCCGTTATCAATAATAGACTTGTCATTTTTCATAAACTCATCTAATTGTCTATTTAATACGCCATATTGACCTCTATCATTACCCGTTTGTACTTTAGATAATCTATCACTTAACTCTTTCTTTCTTTTATTTGCCGAAAGAAAAGACCGCCTTGCAAAATTTTTTCTGTATCTTTCCCCAAATTGTTCTTTAGTTTCTCCTTCAACAGGTTCTACAGCAGGCTCTACAGTAGGTTCTACAGCAGGTGTTTCTTTTTCTCTTGCAACTAAATCAAGATCTAACTGATTAGGGTCTGCCTCTTGTTGTACAACGTCCTGAGATGTGGTAGCAGTGAGCCCTTCTCTTCTTTCAGGAGCTGCTTCCATAGCAACAAAATCACTAAGTTTTTGACTTGTATCAAAATTTTCGTCTATGACAGTAGTTGGTACTTTTGTAGCTCCTGGGAACATTTCCATCTGTGTAGCCATATCATATTGAGATTCTACAGCCGTTAATACATCAGTGGCACGTTGCAATGTATTTAACTCAATCTCTGTTGGAGTGGTATTTACAATGCCTTCTTTAGCTAATGCTTTAGCAAAATCTCTTTTTAGTTTATTTATATTCTTTTTATCTGGATTTCTAGATGCTTCTGTCACTACGTTTTGTAAAATAGCGTTACGTCTATCAGCTGAAGTCTTTTGTTGCGACGCCTCTAATGTACCTCTTGCAGTCTCAAACTCTGACTCAGCACGAACGCTAGGATCAGTTACTGCTTCTTGTCTTTGCGTTTCTTTATCTTTTATTCTTGCATCTTCTGCGATCATTTCTTCTAGTTGTTTAGTTTCTAATTGGTCAACTATATCAAGTTGATTAGGATCTGTTGTGCCTTGCTGTGTGTCTACAACAGCGTCACCTTCTACTATGCTTTTTAGACCACTTAGCTCTCTAGCTACTTCTGCTTCACTAATACCGAGTTCTTTGCTTAAATCCTTTACAATTTTATCTTGCTCGTTAACAGGAAACAAACTTGTTTGTATAGCGTCTGCTGTAGATTCTTTTGTTGTAGTAACTGCGGGCTCGGTTTCTGTAGTTTCTGTAGCATCCTTATCAAACAAAGATACAACTTTACTTCCTGCTTCAACAGTTCCTCTTATACCACCACCTGCACCGCCACCTGCTACAGCACCTTCTAAAGACTGATCTAGAGCCTCTGCTAAGGTATATCCTTTTTTAGTTCCTAAAGCACTAGCTGCACCTTCTATTGGATTTTGTATTGCCTCAGTAAGACCTTCTTTTGCTATAGCAGAACCAATACGTCTGCTAGCTGATTTACCGAACGCACCAAATACACCTTTTGCACCAATACGTTCTGCTGTGGCTATAGCACCCGATGCAACTGTGGCTATTAACATGTCTTGAGGTGTTACATCTCTACCACCATCATTCTTAGCCCTATCTTCTGCTATCTTACCTATGTAACTGATAAAATAAGCAGGGGCATTAAGCATAGCCGCAGCCATGTCTGGTAAAGAAGTAATAGCTCGCTCAGTCATAAACTTCAGTAACTTAGGACCTGAAGCAAGATCTCCTTCTGTAACACTATCTTTTACTTCTTGCCAACTAACAGACGGCTTATAGTCAATCAAATTTTTAGGTACATCTACATATTCTTGTATAGAGTTAAACAACTCCTGATCTTTATATTCTTCCCTGTTTATGTCTTCATAAGGTATTAATTGTGGAATTAAATCATCAAACTGAAAACCTTCTTTATCATTACCAAACTTAATTACAGGCATATTAAGTTCTCTGTCTGTGGTTTCCCCTGCTACATTTATAGTTTTAAGAAAATCTGATGGTAACTCGGCAAGTCTATCTAGTGCACCTGCAAGAGGGTTGCTAGTTTCAAACCCTGTGGACTCTGGCTCTTGTAATTTAGGTTTTTGTAAAGATGGAAGCTCTGCATTAACTTTTGTAGCTATTCTATTAATTAAAGCTGCAATTTCTTCTCTAGGGGTATCTTCTGGAAAATCTACTACCGCTCCATCTGGCATTTCAATAAGAGGCATTATAAAACCCTATGTATTTTGTTTTAAATAATCTTTATAACTTACGGGCGTTTTAGGACTCTTTGATTGTGGCACATTTAATCTTTTTTCTAAATTATTTAACATATCTTGAACCGACAATGTGGAAGTAGTAATTGCTTGTTGTTGTTCTTTTTGTAATCTTGCTTTTATTGTTTTTAAATCATCAGTGCCAAACAACTCTTTTCTATCTTTAGGCGCCATCATAGAAAATACTTCTAATTTATCAGTAAATAATTTCTCATACTTTGTTTTTGCGTCATTTAAAAAATCTTTTATTCTTACATAAGAGTCTTGCGCAGCTTTTCTGTCTGTAACATTAACCATTGCATCATTATAAGACTTAGTTATAAGATTTTTCTGTTCAGCCAATGCACCTTCTAAATTAGCAACTGCCACTTTAACGCCATTGTTTACGTTAGCAACTACAGCTTCCATTTCAATAGCTCTTTGTGCATTTATACTTCTTATATTGCTCTTGTCTGTTTCAAGCAATCTAGTGGCATTTTCACTAACGTTTTTATCATAATTAAGTGCTATATCGCCTAATAAACGTTTACCTGCAGTCTTTTCTTTAGATGCAATTTCCAATGCTTTTATTGACGCGTCATACGTTTTTACACGGATTTGTTGAGACTTATCATCAAACTGTTCTTCTTCACTTAACACTTTTTCTAACATACTTCTTTGTAAAGCATCTTGCTTAGCATCAAATGTTTGTCCTGCTCTTTCTCCTGCAGCTAATGCTGTTCCAGAATCTGTTCCTCTAGCATTAATTAAAGATTGTATTAAGCCTTGCTTTTTTAATTCGTAAGGATCAGTTTGATCTTTAA